AAGAGTATCTTTCAATTCAATTTATTTTTGCAGACGCTACACGCGGATGGGTAATGGCATGAGTAACTTTACAGATTTTATTGGCGGTGGCGGTGGTGGAGGCGGTCTTTATGGCGGCGTTCTCATGGAGATACCGCTTACACGTTCACAAACTTTTGTTCCCCCTCGCAACGGAACAGTAAACATTATATGCATTGGTGCTGGTGGGTCTGGCTCTTATTGTTGGCAACCTACAGGAACTATCGCTACAGGGGGCGGTGCTGGCGGTCTTTGCATAAAAGAAGGTCTTGATGTTACCACAAGCAGTTCTTTTACTGTAACTATAGGTGCTGGAGGAGCAAGTGTATACGCCGCCACCGCTAATGACGGAAACGCTGGGGGCAACACGACTGTCGCAGGCACAGGTTTATCAGCTACGCTAACTGCTAATGGCGGTGGTGGCGGAAAACAGGGCTTTATTACTGAAAACGGAGCGGCAGGAGGAGCGGGTGGCACAGCCTCAAACGGTGATATTAATCGGACAGGGGGCGCTGGAGGCACAGTGGGTGCAGGTCTAGTCACTGGTGCTAATAGAGGTTTACTTGAGCTTGCTACTGGCGGTGGCGCTGTTGCTATATTAACTTCAACAGGCTACGCAGGCGGTAGCATAACTCTTGCTAGTGGTGGCTCTAAGTTTACTAACGACATGTACCTTGCAACAGGCGGCGCTGGCATTGGAGGTCGCGGGGGCGGTGTTCATGAGGTTAACGGCAACTTAGCTCAAAACTTATTAGGATTTAACGGCGGTGGTGCAAACTACGCTGGGTACGACAAAATGACTCAGTACGATTGGGTAGCAAATGGCACCAATGTATCGTCCTCGGGGATAGGAGAGGCGTTTTCGTATTTATACAGAGATGCCTCATTAATAGGGAAACAAGTTGCTGTTGGCGGCGCAGGTAATACCGCCAACGAAACGCCGGGTAATGGAGGCGGTGGTCGCGCACAGAGTAATAATAGTTCAGACAACTCGTTTTATAATAATTTCCAAACCCCATCTATGGGCGCTGGAGGCGGTGGATACGCGGGTAACTCCGCTAATAAAGCTGGCGGTTATGGTGGCGCTTTTGCAGGCGGTGGAGGCACTGTTCAGTATCAGCAACAAACTCAAAGTGCAAAAACTGGTGACGGTGGCGTTGGTGGAGGCGGTGGCGGAATGATTAATTTTGACGGCTCTGGCCGCATTGGATTAAGCGGTCAGGGCGGCCCCGGAATGGTCTTTATTCACTACACGGCTTACGCATAAGGAGAATTACAATGCCTACTTACAAAATTTTAAATTCTGATGGGGATGTCGTAAACACCATAGAGGCTGACAAAGCCTTTGTGGATGAACACCACTCTGGAAAATACGAGCTTGTTGTTCCACCAGCGCCTACAGAAGAGCAACTAACGGAAATCGCACACAGCGAGGCGCGTGATTGGAGAGACGGTGAGCTTTTAGCTACAGATAAAGCTTCGCAAACCCCAGACTGGCCCAACCGTGATAACATCCTGACTTATAGGACTGCTTTGCGTGACTGGCCTGCTACTGATGACTTCCCAGATACCAAGCCTAATATAGGGGGCTAGTAAGTGGAAATTAAGACACATAATTTGTTAAGTTTACTGCCCGTTGTAGTTGTTGCTACAGGCGCTATCTTTAGCTATGCCAGCCTCGAAGCTTCTGCGTCTGAGAATGCGGAGGATATTGAAGAGGTGGCAGAGCAGGTTGAGGAGATCGAAGAAGACGTTTCTGAGTTACAGCAACAGATGACTCGTACTGAGATTCAGATTGATAACGCTGTTCAGGACTTGTCAGAGGTAAGGTCTGACACCAAGGCTATTCTCAATCTTCTGCAACGCAAACCCACGGAGTAGTATCTTGCCTACAGTAAAAGACACCATTGCGAAGCTTGAGGCGCACGAAAAAGAGTGCAGTCTAAGGTACGAGAACATAGAAAGGCGTCTTGAGTCGGGAACTAAAAGGTTTGACCGCCTTGAGTTGATAATGTTTAGCATGTATCCGTTTATTATAAGCGCGATAGCTTTGTTCAAGTGGATGCCTGCGTAGGAGTTTGAATGATCGCAGAAATTTCCGCCGTAGTTGGGATACTCAAGGCGCTTAATGAGGGAATATCTACAGTAAAAGAGAGCGGCAGTCACCTTACAGGGTTGACTGGTGTTTTTGACGGCCTGACTAAAAGCAAGGCGGCTGTGGAGCAGATAGAGTCCGAAGTGAACGAAGGACACCACATCATCACTCAGGAAGAGGCTCTTCAGCTTGCTTGGGCTAAAAACGACATCCGAGAGAAAGAAAAAGAACTCAAGAAAATTACTCCCCGCCTAGTATGGCGAGACATGCTGGCTATCCAGCACAAATCCCTTATGGAAGACAAACAACGCAGAGAGAAGGCTCGTTTAGCTAAAAACAGAGCCATTACCAAGCGAGACGAGATGATTAAGAATGTCGTGGGGGTTTTGTTTATTGCCGTCCTTGGCGGAGCGGTTTGGTACGCTATTGAGGTTATGAAGGTGCTGGGTGAGTAATGGCTCCAAAAAAATTAGAGAAAGAAAGCAAATACTCAGAGTTTGATTTAGATCACGATGGCATTGTTACTGATGAAGAGATATCCCGTCACACGGAAATGGTCGATCAAACTATCCGAGAAGAAAAAGCCGACTCTCAGAGAAAGATGGCATGGGTGGCTATGGTTAGCATGTGCGTCTACGCGCTTCTTCCTATTATGCCATTTATACCAGAATCCAGATTAGACACTATAGCGTCTCTGAGCGATATGCTATTTCTCAGCCAAGCATCTGTAATTGGAATGTTTTTTGGCGCAACAGCCTACATGACGAGGAAGTAGATATGCTAGAAGCACTAATCGGCCCAGTTTCGGGTCTTCTTGACAAGTTTATCGAAGATAAAGATACCAAAAACGCCTTGGCACATGAGATAGCTACAATGTCTGAGCGCCACGCTCAAGAACTCGCTAAGGGGCAGTTGGAGGTCAATAAGGTCGAGGCGGCATCAAAATCAATGTTTGTTGCTGGCTGGAGACCTGCTGTGGGCTGGGTAACTGTAATCGGCATGGCCTCAAATTATATACTGATTCCAATGGGCAACTTTGCCTTGGCGGTTGCTGGAAGCGAGATAACCATACCTCTGCTACAGATGTCTGAGATGATGCCTGTGCTTTTAGGTATGCTTGGTCTTGGCGGTATGCGTACCGTTGAAAAAATTCAGAAAGTATCACGGGAGAAATAAAATGGGATTATTTACTTGGGTAGCCTCACTGTTCTCAACCAGTCAAGAGGAAGATAAACACGCCCCGGAAGACGAGTTGGTTCGTGCAAGAGACAAGAGGGGCCGTTTTGTTGGCGACAACCCTAATACAAAAAAGAACGAGGCTTACACGAAGAAGGCCGCAAAGAAGTGAGTCAGTCTAGATTCAATAGGCTTATAATAATGCTAAAGCGTCATGAAGGCGTTAAACGGCATGTATATAAGTGTTCTGCTGGCTATGAAACGATAGGAGTTGGCAGAAACATCTCCGATTCTGGGTTAGGTCTTTCTGATTCTGAGGTTTTGTCACTGTTAACGAACGATATCTATAGGGTTATTGATGAGTTATCATCAGAGTATGATTGGTTTGATGGGCTTGATCCTGTAAGAAAAGATGCGATGGTTGACCTGTCCTTTAATGTAGGTCAAACATCATTAAGAAAGTTTAAGAATGCATTGCAGGCTATGTCTGAGAAAGACTATAGCAGGGCGGCAGATGAGTTTATGGACTCTAGGTGGAGCCAGCAGGTCGGTAACAGGGCTGTTGAGGTCACTAACATGATAAGAACCGGAGAGTATCAATAATGGGAATGGGTAGCAGACAGCCAATGAGAGGCCAGAACGAAGCGTTTGGGCGTAATCAAATAAACCCTAGAGGAATGGGCTTCATGCCAGCTTCCCAGCCTAGAATGAGTGGTGGCAAGGGAGGTGTTACCACTACGGCTGATCTAGCCAATAGCACTTCCCAGTTTCCTATATCAGAAAGTAGCTATACTCCTTCGTACAGAACGTCCCAGTTTCCTACGGACGGATATAGATATGTTCCCCCGGCCTCTACGGGCGTTCCATCGACACAGCGTCAAGGACAGCAACAAGTAGATCGGATGATGCAGACACCTCGCATGGGTGGCGGCAAGGGTGGTTATAACCCTATCGCAGGGCCAATAAGGTTTGATCCTAATGCAGGTCAGGAACCAGTTGATCCTAGTTTTGGCGTAGTTGGCCCGATAGACCCTGATGATATTGACACCAGAACCGCTGAAGAGCTTAATCGGCCTATTGATAACTTTGATCCTCCATTAGAAGACCCAGTGATGGAAGACCCTGCGCCAGCACCTGAGCCTTACGTTCCTTATGCAAGACCTAGACCTCCTAGTGGATTATTTTCTGATCAGTCAGGAATAGCTAGCTTGCGTGGACAGTATCGCGCACCGTCTATGAGTAATCCTCAGTTTCGGCCATATCGTCCTGTTCAGAGGTATCAGCCTCCTCAGCGTATGCCTATGCCTAATCCTCCTCGAAGGATGCCTCGGCCTCCTTACGAGCAAAGACCTCCTAGAGACCCTAGAGACCCAATTTTTCCTAGCGGCCCATCTAAGGGCGGAAGACCTCCCGCTCAACCGCCAAGAAGAGTGCCTCCACCTTTTATGCCTAGTCCTCGGATGCCTAGCCCGTATGGTCGGCCACCAATGAGCGGCCCATCTAAGGGCGGAAGGATGCCAAGCGGCCCATCTAAGGGCGGAAGACCAATGCCTCAGATTCCATTTAATCCTCCCTATGGTGGTTAATTATGCCCTTACAGAAGATTCAGTTTGCCGCTGGAATTAGCAAAGAAGGGACAGACTATACTGCCGATCAGGGGTGGACTGATTCTGACAAAATACGCTTTAGGAAAGGTCGCCCTGAAAAAATAGGCGGTTGGACTAAGTTTTCTCTAAATACTTTTCAGGGTGTTTGCAGGTCTCTCTACACATGGGCCACACTGGGTGCTACCAAGCACACTGGTGTTGGGACAAACCTAAAGTTCTACATCACTGAGGGAGTAAACTTCAATGATGTCACGCCACTAAGGGCTACTACATCAGCGGGTGATGTTACGTTTTCAGCGTCCAATGAAAGTTCCACGATTACTGTGTCAGATACGTCTCACGGTGCAGTTGTTAATGATTTTGTAACATTCTCTGGCGCGGCTAGCCTTGGTGGAACCGTTATTGCTAGCGTCCTTAATCAGGAATATCAGATAGCATCTATAATAAATTCCAATAGCTATACTGTTATTGCAAAAGATACCTCTGGCAACACCGTAACCGCCAACGCTAGCGACTCTGGGAATGGCGGCAGTAGCACTGTTGGTGCGTATCAGATAAACACAGGATTGAATACGTTTGTTCAAAGCACGGGTTGGGGCGTTAACACTTGGGGTAGTGGAGGATTTGGTTCTGTAACAGCAATAACAGCATCAAGTCAGCTAAGACTATATAGTCAAGATAATTTTGGCGAAGACCTTGTGTTCAATCCAAGGGGCGGAGGTATATATTACTATGACATTTCCGCAGGTCTAGCAAACAGAGCTTTGGACATTACCGATGCCTCACTTGGAGGATCAAACCCCCCAACAGCGGCCTTGCAGGTAATGGTATCCGATGTTGATCAGCATGTTATTGCTTTTGGCGTAAATCCTATTGGGTCATCAACCATAGACCCTTTGTTTATACGATTCTCTGATCAGGGTAGCTTAACCGACTGGACACCCACCGCGACCAATACTTCAGGCGGAGCGAGAATAAACTCTGGCTCACTTATCGTTGGCGCTGTTCAGACAAGGCAAGAGATACTTGTATTCACAGATGAAAGCCTGCATTCAATGAGATTCGTGGGCGGCCCTTTTGTATTTGACTTTTCGACAGTTAGCACAGATGTTTCGATGGTTTCCCCTAGAGCGGCAATCAATGCGAGAGGCTCCGTGTACTTTATGGATGAGGGTAGTTTTTACGCCTATAACGGTTCAGTTCAGCCTCTCCCATGCTCCGTTAAGGACTATGTGTTCTCCAACTTAAATGTCGGCCAATCTTACAAGGTATTTGCGGCTGAAAACTCTGCATACTCCGAGGTTACTTGGTATTATCCTATAGGAACTGGAGATACAGAGATAACCAACTATGTGACGTACAACTACGAGGAAAACCTGTGGTCTGTAGGGACGTTAGATAGAGGCGCATGGTTTGATTCAGGAATGGGAGATAGCCCCATAGCAACGAGCGTTGATACAGATACAGCCGCAACCTACAACTACCTCTATAGCCATGAGACCGGCTTTGATGCTGACGGCTCCGCTATGACGGCTTATGTGGAGTCTGGAGACCTTGAGATAGGTGACGGTGAAGGGTTCATGTTTATGAGCAAGGTTATACCCGACTTCTCGTTTGACGGAGCCGACCCTTCAGTTGATATTACAGTAAAAGGAAGAAACTATCCGCTTGAAGATGCAACAGAGCTTTCGTCAGTTACTGTTAACCAGTCAACAACAGAGTCATACCTGCGAGCGCGGGCTAGACACCCAGTGATCAGGGTGGAAAGCACAGGCTCTGGATACGGCTGGAGACTTGGAACGCTTAGATTTCAGATTAGACAGGATGGCAGAAGATAATGGCTATCAAGAAAACACCCCTGCCCATCCCTCAAGCTCAATACGACATGCTTAATGAATCTATAACTCGGAAAACCGTTGAGGATGCATTAAATCAACATCAAGTTGAAATAACTGCGGCAAAAACCCAAGGCGACAAAGAAGGTTCTTTAGCTATGCGTAGATTTCAGTTCCTATTGATGGGTGCATCATGACTGACGTTATTAAGGTATTGGGTCAGCTTGATCCAGCGGCCACAACAACAACCACTTTATACACTGTACCTGATTTAACTCAAACAACAGTAAGCTCTTTAGTTATTTGCAACAGAACAGGCTCTAGCATCACCTTCAGGGTCAGCGTACATGTTGCAGGGGCTGGTGCAGACGATAAGCAGTTTTTATTCTACGATCAAGCCCTTGCGGCTAACACAACTCAAACTGTAGTAATTGGTATATGCCTCGGACAGACCGATGTCATCAAGGTGTACGCCAGTGCTGTAGATGTAAGTTTTAACCTATTCGGTGTGGAGACAAGTTAATGAACAACCCTAACGCGCAATATGCAAACCAACGCCCAATGCAGGGGGTTGCCGACCAAATGGCTACTCACGGACGTTATGGCGATAGCATGATGGTTCACATGAACCCTGTCGAGGTTGCAGGACTTGCTTCTCTGTCTCCTACAGGCTCTTTGACTACTAACCCCGTAACAGGTCAGCCAGAGGCGTTTCTGCCCTTTTTAGCGCCATTGCTTGGAAGTATGCTGGGTAGCACATTCCTGACTGGCGCTGGGTCAAGCCTTATAGCGGGGGGATTAAGTTCTGCCGCCGCTGGAGCGATTGGTTCTGGTCTTGCCACCACAGCCCTTACGGGTGACTTGAAGCAGGGAATAATGTCAGGACTTACTGGCTATGGCATTGGTACAGCATTGCAGGGGGCATCTGCGGCTCTTGATCCCGCTGTGGTTGATGCCACAGCCGACCTCGCATCATCGGCAGATGAGCTTGCTAGCCTTAAAAGCCTCGCTGACACAGGTGCTAGCACTACGGCTGATATAGCTAGAAGTCAGGCTCTTAATGCGCCTATCTCCACACCAATGCCTTCAGGACAGGTAGGCGCTCCAGCCCCTAATTTTGAAAGCATTGCCTACAAGGCGGATACTTTGGCTGACGCAACCTCTCAGGCAGGGGCGAACATTGGTCAAAACTTCGCTGACAAGCCGCTAGACTTCGCTGGACAGTTCGGCAAGGAATTGATGTCCCCAAGCTCAATCCTTCCTGTAGCGATAGGCGAGGGCGCAAGAGCAGGCGAGATGCTTTCAGATGACATGAGGGCGGCTGGCCGTAAGAGGCAGGGCGAGAAAGATGCGGAGTTGGCAGATGCTTATGCGCGGAGAGACTATGCGGTAGAGATGGCTCGGAAGGACACTGCTCTTAACAACCCATACACAGGAGCATACGGATATAATCAAGGCGGCTTAACTTCGATTAACCCTCAAGATTACATGCGCCAGCGCAATAACCTAGAGAATATGGGCAGAGCGCCTGTTCAGATGTTTAATGGGGGTGGAATCCCCTCTGATATTCGTATGTTCAACTTCAATAGAGGCGATGCTGTAGAGGCGCAACGCTCAGTTAGACCCCCCAGAGTTGTCACAGGTGCGGAGTTAGAGGCTGAGTCAGCGGCTATGGTAGCTGAAGGTCGAGACCCTCGCGCAGGATTCGGCGCAGAGAAAGTTTACTTTAGAGAGCCTCTGCCAGACCCAGTAGACCCAGTAGACCCAGCAGACCCCCCTGCCGATGGCAATCCTCCATATGAGCTTCCGCCAAATTTCCCAACATTCCCCGGAAAAGGCGGTTACAACCCAAGCGCAAACATGGATATGGGAACCACTGAAGTAGAGAGCGCGATGAGGGCTAATGCTTTAAGAACTGGTCGCGGTGCGTTTGATGCAAATGATGCAGAAAGAGCCTTGAGGGACAGTTCCGCAAGAGAGGCTGGCGCTTTGGTAACTGGAATTGGCAGTGAAGACCTTCGCAGGAGCTTTGCTAGCGATTACGGAGACTTGACCGTACCGATATACAACAGAAACGAAATGGCTAGTGGAGGCATTGTGTCTTTAGCTGAAGGCCAGAGTATTCCTTCCCTATCTCCATCTATGGGTTCAGAGGGTATGGAGATGAATATCTATCCTAATCAACCTCCCCGACAGATGGACGCACCTCAAATGAGCCAAGAGGAGATTATGTCGGTTATATCTGAGGTTAAGGCCATAGCTAAGGCAGACCCTGACGGGTCGAGAGGAGACCCTCAGCGGTATCAGGAGCTTACAGCCAAGCTTCAGCAGATACGAGCGCAGATAGGTGACGATGCTATGGCTAGCCTTATCAATTCAGCGCCTCAAGAGCAGGCGTTACCTTCCGGTTACATGTTTGCCGAGGGCGGCATGACTCCCCAAGGCGATGAAAGCAGACTTTTGGAGCAGGTAACTCAAGCGATTCTAGGTCAGTTGCCCTCCGATCAAGCTGAGGTTGTTATTAACATGTTCGTAGATACCTACGGCAGTGAAGTCTTCGCTCAGTTGCGCGATACAGTGCTACAATCGGTAGTGCCAAACGCCCAAACAGAAGGTAAGATAGAAGGCCAAGGTGGAGGCATGGATGACGAGGTTATGGGCATGATTGGCAATCAACAGCCAGTCGCAGTAAGCCCTGACGAGTACATTGTTCCCGCTGATGTAGTTTCTGGCATTGGTGATGGAAGCTCAAGTGCTGGCGCAGAACAATTAGATGAGATGCTAGATAGGGTTCGTTCAACAAGAACCGGAACAACTAGACAGCCTGCTCCAATTCAAGCTAAACAAGGTGGGGTATTGCCTGCATGAGTAGCGTAGCCGAAAAGAAAGAGGTTAAAAGAGACCTTTCTAGAGAACCACGGGTAAAGAACAAGAACGCCCCCAGAAAGATCACACACACCATCACAATAGCCCCTACAACGTATTTAAATGCATTGTGGCCTGACGTAGAGGATCAGCTTAAACGCGCTGTAATACGCTCTAATGGGCGCTGGACGATGGAAGTCCTTTTTCAGGTCATCTCTAGCGGTCAGCAACATCTTTGGTTGGCGTTTAATGAAGATAAAGAGATTGAGGGCGTAGGCACTACAGAGTTTATAGATTATCCAAACAAAAGGATGCTTGCCATTCAGTTCCTTGGAGGAGACAACTTCAACGACTGGGTGTGGGATATGCTTGAAAAGTTCAACGGCTTCGCCAAAGATTCAGGTTGTGACGGAATAGAGGCCACTGCAAGGCAGGGATTCTGGAAATGGCTAAAGCAAGATGACTTTGAACAGTCATATGTTGTTTATGAGAAGAGGATTGAGAAATGAGCAAAGGTGGCGGCGGCGGTGGCGTACAAGAAGTCGAGCAAACAACAACCAACTTGCCCGAATACGCAAGACCGTTCTATGAAAACCTCTTAGATAGGGCAACGTATGAAAGCGAAAGAGGATATGAGGGCTACATGGCTCCTCGTCTTGCCGACTTTGACCCGTATGAAATGGACGCTATGGGCGGTATCGCTGATATGGCGTATCGTGGCGATCCAATGCAATTACAGCAGGCTTCTGAGTTGGCGGCAGGAGTTGGCTATCAAGACCCAAATCAAGCAATGCAAGTCGCTAATGCCTATCGGCCTGATGCTCAGTATTCAGGCTATTTTGCTGGAGACATTGACTCTGGTTATGGCGCAGGAAATTTAGGTCAAGGCTTTCAAGCAGGCCAGAGAGATTCTGGCTATATGGCTCAGGACGTTGATTCTGGCTATCAGGCGGGGGACATAGGCAGTGATTATCAGGCTATGTATCGCGGTACTGGTTATCAGCCAATGCAATTTGATGCAGGCTACGATCCAAGTGCAAGAGGCTCTCAGTTTATAGCTGAAGACCTTTTATCCCAGTACGCACCCCAGCAGTACGAAACTGGCTATCAAGGAAGAGAATTTGATGCAGGGTATGTTGCCAGAGAGCTTGGGCAGGATTACACGGCAAGAGACCTTGAAAGTGGATTTGAGGCGGGAAGCATAACAGATCAAGGCGTTCTTGATCAGTACATGAACCCTTATCAGCAACTTGTTACTGATGTTCAGAAGCGAGAAGCGAGACGAGAAGCCGATAAGAGCGCGGCAGATATCGGCCTTCAAGCGGCTGGTTCTGGTGCTTTTGGCGGCTACCGTGAGGGTGTTTTGCTTGCCGAGCAGGACAGAAACCTACAGCAACAGTTGTCTGACATACAGGCTACGGGCGATCAGGCGGCATTTAATCAGGCTTTACAGGCGTTTGAGGCTGATCGATCCGCTAGAGGTCAAGAGGAGACGTTTAGACAGTCTGCCTTTGGCACTACTGAGCAGGCGCGACAAGCTCAACAGCAGATGGCGATATCATCCTTTGAAGCGGGTGAAAGGGCTAAACAGCAAGCCGCTACGCTAGGCATGACAGCCCAGCAAGCAGAAGATGCCGCGCAACAGGCGAGAGAGCAATTTGGTCAGTCTGCATTCGGGATGAATGAAGAGGCTCAACGAGCGGCAGAACAGTTCCGTCAGTCGGCTTACGGGCAGACTATGGACGCAAGGGCGCAACAAGAGCAGTTTGCACAAGCGGCTTTTAATGCTGGAGAACAGGCAAGACAACAGGCGGCACAGTTAGGTCTAACAGCCCAACAAGCAACTGATGCGGCTAATCAGGCTAGAGAGAACTTTGAGGTCAATGCGTTTAATGAGTTTGATCAGGCTAGGCAACAGCAACAGCAGTTTGAGTTTGCGGCGTTTAATGCAGGCGAGCAGGCAAGACAGCAAGCCGCTCAGTTAGGGTTAACTGCTCAACAGCAAGAAGAGTCGGCCCGTCAAGCTCAGGAGCAGTTCTCTCAGACAGCATTCTCTGAAAACGAACAGCTTAGAATGGCTCAACAGCAAGAAGACAGAGCGGTGTTTGAAGCACAGCAACGTGCCGAGCAAGAAGGTGCTAGGCTTGGTCTTTCTGCTCAAGAGATACAGGAGCGCGTTAATCAGGCTCAGAACGATGCCAGAATGGCCGCTAGAGACGCAAATAATCAGTACATGCTAAACCAGTCCAATCTAGCAATGCAGGCGTTAGACTCAGATAGAGCAAACAGGGATCAGATACTGCGATCCTCTGAGCTTCTTGGTAGCCTTGGCGGTCAAGATCAGCGTATGGAGCTTGAGCGATTGCAGAACTTGCAGGCGGCAGGCCAGAATATGCGAGACTTGGAGCAACGTAGCCTTGATATGGGATATCAGGACTTCTTGCGTCAGCAAGCATTTGGTCGTGAACAGCTTGGATTCTTCAGTAACATCCTTCAGGGTATTCCGGTTACGCCCGGAACCACTAGAACAGCATTTGGCGAAGGGCCATCTTCTTACCAGCAGGCTCTTGGTGCAGGTATTGGTGGTGTTGGGTTGTATAATGCCCTTGGTCGCGGTTAATTATTAAGAGGTTGATGGCAATATAATGAATAACATACAGCAACAAATCGACATTGTTAGCCGACTTCCTGATGATGTGCTTTTGATGAAAGCGCAGAAGGGAGACCCATCAATTCCTCAGTGGGCTTTTGTCTCTGAGATTGATGACCGTACCCGTATGCGTAAAAACAGTGAAGCCTCACAGCAAGCACAGCCCAAAGTTGCACAACGTGTTGTTCAGGAAGGTATTGCCGCATTACAGCCCATGCAACAACCCATGCAACAGCCTCAAGGAATGTACGCTGGCGGCACTGTTCGTATGCAACGCGGGGGCTTTTTGAATCAGCGCGACTTTAACTTCTTAGGCGCAGAACCTCAATCTAGAGGCGCATATATTGATGATGGAAAGCGTATTGATGCTTCCTTACTTGACCCTGCCAAAGTTTTTATCGACAACATAGCGAGAGCGCGTGAAATGGGAGTGCCTGAGAGCCGATTGGTGGATACCATACGCTCTCAGTTTGGAGATACTGCGGGAGACCAAGCCGCTCAAATCTATTCTAGCCTGAACGATGTGCAAAAAGTGAGACCTGTAATAGACGATATGACATCCGATGCTATTCCGCTATCAACTATAGTGCCAGAAGGAAGAAGACTTTCAGATCGAAAAACCCCTCTAGGCGCTATTGCCAGAGCAGTTTCATCGCCGTTTGAGAATGCTCCTCAAGATTTTGATGACACTACCGCTGTTGATCAGATTTTTGCAGACGCAAAAAATGCCAAAAAGCCAATCTCAGAAGAAGAGTTTGTGGCGGCTGGGGCAATGCCCACATCCATGCAGTCGGACTTGCTAGCGGTAGTGTCTCCTACTAATATGAGTGTGCCAACAAAGGTAGATGAAGATGGAGAGAAAATCGATGATCCTTCAGGCGCACTGGTAGAGGATGCTAGTAAGTTTACACCTTCTGGAATTCGTAGACGGGAAGCAAGAAACAACCCCAACACTGAATTTGATCTGTTTGAAGGCTTGTTTGATAGAAGAACTCCGTCCACTGGCGGCCAAATGGGGCGCAAAAGGACTGGCATTGAAACACTCAGCAACAATACGACAGTCAGCACTGGAGCATTGCTGGGCGTTTCTACTGCTAACGCTAGCAATTCCGGACAGGGCGGCGCAAATGATGACATTGACACTCAGCGTGAAGATCAGCGTAATCGGTTAATAGCATCGGCAAGTACAGGTACAGGTGCAGGTACAGGTACAGGTACAGGTACTGATGTTGATGCTGTGGCTGAGAATGCATTTGCCGGATTAACAGCCGAAACCCAAGATTCTGTTAAACAGCAGGCGGAGGGTTTCGCGCAGTCTATAGCCTCACAGGCTGGCAATGACAGTAAAATAGATCAGCAAATGCTTTCTACTGCACTAATGTACATAGGTGCTGGCCTTATGAAGAATGACCTCGGAGGAGGCATTGAAAATGCGGCTAAGGCGGTTACAGGCATACGAGAGAAAGAAGCCGATAGAGCCTTACAGCAGGAGTATTACGATACTCGAAGGGCTGAAGCCTCAAGAGATCAAGCCTTTAGGTTAAGTGCCGCAGATCAGGCTGATCAGATAAAGCTGGCAACTGAGGTGCGAAGAGAGCTAATAGATTGGGAGAAGTCTGATCCTGCTTTGGCAGGGTTGAAGATATCCAGCCCCAACGAGTACGCAAGAAGACGCGCCGCTAAGAGAGCAGAGCTTGGGCGTAGCATCGGTTCAGACCTGAGAGTGCCGAAAAGAATAGTTGATACTTATATTGGCTCTGAGCCAGCTTCTACGGCTGGTGTCTCAGGAGCAATAAAATTTGATGCGAGCGGCAAACGAATATAATTAGGGGCTGTAATGGCGAGATACGCAGAGTTAGCTGATGGTCGTGTTCTAGAGTTTCCTGACGAGACTACAGACGAAGTGATTGATCAGACAGTCATGAGTCTTATGTCAGATTCAGTCCCGCAGGTTCAAGAAGAGCTAGACCCTTACGCTGACGAAAGAACAGCGTTGGGACAGGCTGGTGAGTTTGGTAAGGGTGCTGTAAGGGGCTTTGCTGGATCATTCTTGACTGCCGCAGAAGGTCTAGCTGAACTAGCTGACGCTGGTACTAATGCCCTTGGCTTTGAAGACTTAATAGATAGTGGCGATGAGAATGCGCTTGTGTCTGCCGCAAAGGCAGGTCAAGAGATTCTTCAAGAAAATCTTGGCGCTAGCGATGCTTACAGGGATCAGTGGCTTACTAAATTCGGTGAGGGAGTTGGCTCGTTTGCTTCATTCTTTACCCCTGCTGGTCTCGTTAAGGGGCTAGGTCTTACAGGTAAGCTTGCTTCAGGCGTTCAGTTGGGAGCGGCAGGAACCTTAGCTGGTGGCGTAGGTGCCGGTGAGCAAGCCCAAAGAATACAGAGAGCTAGAGATCAAGGGATTGAGGTTTCTGAAGAGCAGGAAGATGCGTCTATAGGCTTTGGTTCAGGTATAGGATTGCTTGAATTAGCGCCTGTAAGAAGGATTTTGGGGCGCATCAGTAATAACGCCAAGCCTGAGTTTGTTAACAGTATTAAGGAAAGGCTTAAATCGGCATCAAAGTCTGGTATTGAGGAGGGAGTGCAGGAAGTTTTATCCAACATTTTGCAGGATGCTGTTGAGCGTGGAGTGTATAACGAGAATCTTGAGAGCGATATGTCTCTTGAGGGAATGCTTACCTCTGATGAATTTACAATTGGTGGCGCTAGTGGTTTTGCCGCAGACCTTATCCTTAACTCTGTAGCAAACAGAAGAGGAAAATTAGCGAATCAAGCAGAAAAAGATCACGAAAACCTTCTTAGGGCGGAGCAAGATAAAAGAATTGCAGATGGCCGTCAGGCGGTAACAGAACTACAGCAACAGGAGGCCGAGGAAGCCCAGAAACAGGCTGAGGCTGAGGTTACTGGCGAAGTATATGTACCCCCCGTACAGTCTCTAGAAGGGCTACAACCTATCCCTAGACCCGCAGAATCCACTACGGGTAATATCGACTACGAACATGCCGATGCAATCAAGCTAGCCCTAGGTAGGAACTTTCCTACTGAAGGATCATTTGACGCTCGCGTCACTGACAACGGCACCTACGAGATTGTTGCAAACCTCCCTGATATTGACGGTGCGCCGCAAGAAAAGGTTGTTGCTGACAACTTAGAGACAGCAGATCAGGCTGGAATCGTGTCTGGGCGTTTAAATCAAAAGGTTATAGACGCAAATATTAGCAGGACTGTTAATAAAGTAATCGATAATGCCCAGCCAATAGAAAATTACAATCTAGAGCAGAAAGATACCTTGGCGGTTGTTGGTGACACCATCATGCACCCCAACAGCCCAACGACCCTTATCCCCGCAACTAGACTCAACTCTGCCGCAGAGACCACTGTAGAGAAAGGCTTTAGAGAAGACTTATCCGCCACGCAGGTAATGCAGTTAATCGCTCAGGGTGAAAACATACCCATGACAGCCGCGCAGAAGCTCAATGAGTCTCGCGTTATGAGAGGGTTGCCAGAGAAGGCTGACTTTACGCTCAAAGAAATAAGAGAGTCTGGTCTTGTTCCATCCAAGAAGTTTGACCAGTTTATCCCATCCCTAGCTCCCGCCAGTTCATTCTCAGCAGATACCCAAGTAGAGGTGTTTGAGCCTAAAAATGCTGACGGAACCCCTGAGCTTAAAAGCGATGGAACGCCAGTTAGAAAGCGCAGAGCCACTCACACTGTTATAGGCAAAGACGAACAGGGTAATGACGTTAGAATTACGACAAGACCCCGCACCGCCAGCGAAGTTGAGACTGGCAGTAAGTTTACTCCAAAGAATCGACCTGTAAAAATTAAAAGCGCAAAGGAAGCTAAGGCCATAGCCGCAGAGATGAATGCGTCTAGCGGATTAGGCAGAAAGTTCCAGAATGTGCAGGGTGAACTTGTTGACTTATCAACAGCAAAGACCCCGAAGCAGAAGCTTGCCGTTATCAATCAGGTGTTAGACTCAAAGAACATATCTAATGACATTAACTCTCCTGAGATGGGTGTTGTTGTTGAGCAGTTTGTGGGCGCAAAGCCAAAGAGAGTAGAGTCGCTAAAGGCTAGTGAGTTTCAGGCTGTTGTTGCGGGGCTGAGGAGTCTGCCGCGCTTTAACTCCCCCACCAAGATACCAAAGTTTACTGTAGAGGAGTCGGCAAAGCCTGCCCCCATTCCCTCAGCTATTCCCCGTGAAATGAGCTTAGTGCCTTTTACCCCAGTGGACGTATCTCCAATAGAGGAAGTGTTGCCTGAAGCTCAGGTTGCTGACATTAACGCCCTGAGAAAAAGACTTAGGCAAACGATGAACAGCTTTGGCTTAAAAGACATTGGCTTCATCCTTGAAAATTCTTTAACGTCAGTTGCTAAAAACAGTAATGGCGATCTAGTGTTTGGCGTTGCTACTGGAACCGATACCGCTGATGGTAGCAGGTATGCCGAGAGACTTACCCCAGAAGAAAGTGCAGAGAGGTACGCAATTGCCGAGGCAATGTTTGATCCTGCCACTAGCACAATATTCTCAGCTATAGATACAGCCAGATCAGAGTCGGCATTTGAGGCAGGTCAGCCTGCAACAGAGAAGATGATTGAGGATAGGCTGATCAGCACCCTTCATCACGAAATGCTACATGCCATGAGGAATCTAGACCTGTTTACTCAGCAGGAATGGAGGCTTTTAACTGACTATGTAACCAATACGAAGCGGCCAAGCGTCAATCAGACATACCTTGAAGAAGCTCAAGAAAGATACAGCGACCAGAGCTTGACCGTTCAGGTTGAAGAGGCGGTTGCCGAGCTTGTCCGAGATGCTGTAGATGGCACTGTTAAGGTGTCTGGCAAGCCTAGATCGCTAATTAATCGAATCGTTGAGTTCTTCAAAGGGATGATAAAATCAACGTCCGGGGAGAACTTCACTACTATTGAGAGCTTAGTAGGAGGGATCAAGAGCGGCGCAGTCGGCGGCAGAGCCAGAGGTGTGCAAAGAACTTTGCTGGAAACTGAGCGGCAACTAGGTGTCCCCCAATATGATAGTAGGACAGGAACCACAAGCTTTGCTCAGGCAGATCAACCTGAAGTGACGCAGACTGGTCAGTCTATGCCAGATTTCGTTGAGCCAGATGAGGGTATGGCTTCTAGGCGCAGATCGTCATCCCCGATCCAGAGCGCAGTGGATAGAGCGACAACCAAGTACGCTGACTATAATACCGCTGTTGAGGAAGAGTTTTTTGGCAACTTCTGGCCGAAGATGATGCAGGAGGTTGGAGGAACCGTATCTCCTGATAAGGTTAGGACTGCAAGCAAAAGAGCCTTGCGGGATGTTCAGAAGTTTGTTGCTGAAAACCCCAAGTATCAGGACTATTACGCTGAAGATATGAGAGCCGTAAGGTTGGCTCTATCTGAAGATTACGGTGACATCAGTGACGGCGATCTTCTTTTCTACCAAATGGCTAACGGTCTTAGCTCACCAGCGACATCTCTCCCTTCAAATGTTGGTGACGCTGTCAATGTATTCGATCTGTATAAGAAGGAAGGCAATCTAGAATCTATTGAGCTAGGCACAAGCCCTAAAGGTAATGTTGTAGTTGCAAGCTCACCATTCTCAATTTCAGGGACAACAGGGCCAACCAAGGCAAGGTCTCTAAAAGTTTTTGACAGGTTAATAGCAGAAAAGGGCGGAGCCGTTGAGGCTGTAGAGTTTTTGCGAGAAGGTGTCAGCCCTAAAGAGTTGCAGAAGTTTAACAGAGAGATGGGCTACAAGAGCAACGTGTCTGGTATGGGCGCTATAAAGTCTCTAGTCCAGCAGGCTACTGGTCAAAACGAAAGCATCCCAAGAATGTTTATCTTTGGCAAGAAGATAGGCGCATACACCCTGAATTTGACAGGCGACAGTAGATACACGACAATAGACGTTTGGGAATCAAGATTTATCCGTAGCTACTTTGACGGGCTTTTCCGTCAAAACACTGGACTCCCAGCCAACGTATCTGAAGATCAGTTGTTCCAAGACTTCTCCACGATGTTTAAGGAGGAGTATGACAAGGTCTCTGGGACAAAGGCAGACCCAGCCGCGCTACAAGCTATGCGTTGGTTCTATATGATCAATGCCGCAAAGCAGTCTGGCTATCAAGGAGCATCAACAAATGAAACAATCTCAGAACTCACCAATAAATACCTCACCAAAACTAGAAAAAGACGCAATGCAGGCAGGGCAGAAGGCGATGGAGCGACTGCTCAAGAAGTACGAGACCCAAGCCAAGCGAGAGAAGAAAGCCTCGACCAGCCGCTAGCCTCTCTCAATAAGCTCGACAGCCCAGAGATTCAGTCGGCTGTTGATGCGATGAATGAGATACCTGCGACAACAACAAATCCCGCCTATGGGACTAAAAGGTGGTCTAACATCAGACCCGTTATTGTTGAAGAAAACGGTCAGATGGTTGAGAAGAAAGGATACGGTGCGGCTGTAAATCATCTTATGGCGGTCTCTGAGCAGTCTGCTTGGACTGATGACGGGATGCAATATCCTGAAGGCCAGTCTATAGCTACAGACAGGAAGGCTATAATATTTATGGGTCTACCCGCTTCGGGGAAAAGTACCGTTGCAAACCCAATAGCGAGAGACTTGAGCGCAAGAATAGTTGATCCCGATCAGGCTAAAGAAGTATTTCCAGAGTTTGCTGATGGCGTTGGAGCAAATGCTGTTCATGAGGAGTCAAAAGTTCTATCCGATGCGTTGACACTTTTCGCTATGGACAAGGGCGAGAACCTTGTGATCCCCACCATTGGTCACGGCCAGAACAAGATAATGAGTCTTGCGTCTAGCCTGAAGGATCAAGGGTATACTGTCGAGCTTGTTAATGTAGAAGTAACTCCAGAAAACGCAATAGATAGGATGGTATCTAGATTTAATCGTACAGGGCGATTAATACCGCCTGATTATATTAACGCAATAATGGGTAAGCCTAAACAGGTTTACGATGCGATAAAGCAAGAGGACGTATTTAATGGCTACGCAGAAATCGACAACAACCCAGCCCTCGACCAACCGAGGATCGTCACAGAAAGCACAACAGAAGCCTTTGATGGGCGAGAAGGGCTTCGACTGGTTGGGATGGGACAGGGAGACGGACGAGGGGGCGCGACTGATGCAGGACAAGTCTTGGTTCAAGGAACTACAGGCCAAGATGCGGAATCAATAGATCAACCCTTAGCCTCTAGATCGACAAGTATTTCTGAGTTTATAAAGTCAAACCCTGAAGGCTTTACTGTTGATCCGAACACGTTTGAAACACCCACCGGGGTGGCTGTAGCTCCTATTAAGAACTTAGAGGTAAGAGTTCTACCCGAAGAAATTACCGATGACGTTATAGATCAGGCGGTTAGGAACTTTAAAGCGATGGCTGACACGCTAGACCAACCAGTGTACTTGGGAGGATGGTTCAGCAGTGAAGATGGATATTATTATCTTGACGGATCGATTACAGTAGACAGTGTAGAGGAAGCTCTGTATATTGCAGAAGCTGGAGATCAGTTAGGTATATTTGATCTTAATACATTTGAGGAGACACTCACCAATGAAGGCATCAGAAAGCTCAAAGAAAACGGAACTTATGACGATAAAGCCGCAGGCATCGCACGAAGAAATAAAGAAGAACTTGATCGCATATTTGGGGCGCAGGGGAATACAGGTCAAGCCCAGCAAGAAGGCGCAACAAGAGGCATAAATGTAGCTACAGACGGCAACACTAACTACGCCGATCTTATTGTATCTGGGCAGAAAAGATTTGAGACTAGAGATAGCGACTCATTACGCCCTTATGTCGGCAAGCGCGTTGGCATTATCGAAACAAAGCGGGGTCAGAAGGCACAGCTTGTAGGATACGCCACTGTTGGTGAGCCTGAAGTTGTCGGTCAATCCGAGTTCGATGCATCAAGAGAGCTTCACCTTGTTCCAGAGGGAAGCAAATTTGATATCAAGCAGGGTCAGAATAAATGGCTCTACGAGATGAAAGACCCCGAAAAACTCCCTCAGCCAATAGATGCCTCAAAGACTACAGGCATTGTTGCAAGAGACATACAGGGAATAACAGGCAGATCGGAAGCTCAAGAGTTCTTATCTAAAGGCTCCACGCCTAGAGATAACATCACCACCATTCCAGAAGAAGCTATCGAAGCGGTTGTCGAGAAGAACATTGTCGATGCCGAAGCGACTACAGCTACGTCAATACCTTTATACAGCGTCAAGGCAGAGCCTCGCGCCCAGTATGTTGCTCAGAACCCAGAGAAAGGCTCCAAGATTCTTGATGAGGGCATGTACTCTCGATCAAGATCGCCAGAGTATTCCCCTGAAGCTCAAGCAGAGATCGGTAGCCTAGTTAACTCCACCGCGCCCGACAAAACCGCCAGAGAAGTTTATCTGGAGGCGAGCAACCAAAGCTCTATTCGTGAGATGTTAACAAGGTTCAAGCAGAAAGCGATCAACAAGTACGCTCGACTAGAACAAGTCTACACCGACCCCAACCTTGGGTTTAGGGATGTTCTCGCTGACGCAAGCGCGATGGCGGCGGCATTATTTGCCGACAGGGCGCAAGGCGTTTCAAGCGCGGCCATCAAGGGTGGTGTCGTTACATATAATAACGGCATTACAAAAGTTGAGAAGTTTGTTCACAACGGCAAAGAGTATCGCGGCCTTATAGATGTTATGGCTCCTCTGGTTCAGAACAACTATAACGTAAACCTTGAGGAGTTAGCTCAAGCATACGCTGTTGCGGTTAGGTCTCAAAGGCTTGCGAAAGAGGGTAAAGAAACCCCTGCTGGCGCTAAGTCACTTGCAGTTCTTGAAGCCGAGATCGCCAAGTACACTAACCCAGAAACTGGTCAGCCAATCATTCAGGAATGGTACAGCGCGTGGCAAGCCTACAACGCCAAGACCATTCAGTTCCTTAGAGATACTGGCGTACTGGATGCTGAGACCGCGCAGGTTTGGGCTGATCAGTCTGACTATGTTCCTTTCTATCGTCAGTTAGAGGAAGAAGGTGGCAGTCAAATGCCTCCTGTGTTCACTGGCATGACGAGCGCGGCCAACTTTAAAGCACTGAAAGGAGGAGACACTGCTGTAAATGTCCCTCTTCTTGAAGCTGTCACCAGAAATCTAAATGCCGCCATTCATATGGGTATGAGGAACGTAGCCCAGCAACGTATTGTCAGAGACATGGTTAAGGTCGGCTTGGGATACGAAGTCAAAGGTGACATGAAGGCTCAAAATGTTATCGCATTCAGAGTCAACGGGAAAAACCGTAAGTTTTCTATAAGCGATCCTCTTATCTATGAGTCCATGCAGGGTATGGGGTCTGGCGAAATAGAAACGATTCTAACAAACATTGTCGGCGTACCATCTACTGTTCTTAGAGAGTTAATAACAAGAGACCCAGCATTCATGGTCGTCAACATGATGCGAGATACTCTATCTACGTTCGTAACAAGTGGGGCTAACTTTACCCCAGTAGTGGACACGCTAAAGAACTTTAATTCTGGCGCAGACCTTCTTGAGCAGTACGGTGTTGTTGGCGGCTATGACTTTGGCAATGACCCGAAAGACATATATGGTGAGTTCAGCAAGGAAGTAAAAAAGCGAAATGGGCTGGGAATTAACCCATTCGTTAGGATGTGGGACTTTCTTGGTCAGAAGACTACACAGTCTGATGCGGCAACAAGAAAATCTGTTTACGATGACGTTTTGGCGCGAACTGGTAACGAAGCAGAAGCGGCTTTTCAGGCTCTTGAGGTTATTAACTTCTCAAGAAGAGGGAGTAGCTCGCTAGCTCGCGTGGTTACAGCGGCAATTCCATTCCTTAATGCAAGATTCCAAGGCTTGGATGTTCTTTGGAGATCATCAAGAGGCCGATATAACGCCAACAAGGATAAGTCTAAGGCAGAGCAGACCCGTAACTTTATGTTCAGAGGCTTAATGCTAACAGGACTGTCTGCGGCATATTGGCTAATGGTCAGCGATGACGATCAGTACAAAGAGCGATCTGAGTTTGAGCGGGACAACAACTTTATCCTGCCTAACCCCTTTAGCGACAAGTATCCGCTAATGCTACCAA